AGAACTATTCCTGCGTTCTCGTTTCCAAAATCTATGTACTGACTCGTGCCATTTAGCGAAAATGTCGTAATACCAGAGTTTGCTCCGCTGGAGGTAGTAAATGTAGGACTATTGACCAGAGATCCGCTATTCGTTCCAACAAGATTGAACCACGACGAACCCGTCAGAGGATAACTGTCTTTATTGAAAGCGTCTAGACAGAGAGTTAATCCTGAAGTCGGTAAATTTGGACCACATGAAGCTGCCATCAGACTCCGAACCTTCCTCTGGTGGCATTGAAGTTTTGCGAGACTTCGGCAGCAGAAAGCGCTCTATTGTAAATTGATGCTCCTGCTATGCTACCCGCCACATACCAGAATCCGTCCACTCTTCTGCCCAGGTTGTAGGAGCTGATGCTTAAGTTTGCGCCTGACGCACTAGAAGAGAATACACCGTTTGTGTAAAGATTGTATGAAGTACCTGTCTTAGTTACAGTCAAATAATACCACGTGTTAATAGAGACGGCAGCAGCACTGAACCCGTTAGCAACTGTCACGCTAGTCGTTCCGTCGAAAAAATACCAACGACCATTCGTGTTCACATCACTGGTTCCTCCGAAACCAAGGCCTGTAGTTCCGCCTATTCCAAATGGGTAATAAACAACAGCTGAAGAGATGTTGGTCGAGATGTACCAGAGTCCTATGCTCCAAGTTGATACGCTAGCAATTGTCCCTGCCACGTATTGAGTCGATCCATTGAACGTGAGATAGCCCAAATTATTTGCAGAATAGGTGGGAGACGACACTAGCGTTCCGTTGTTATTGTTTCCGCTCAAGTCCGTCCACGAAGTGCCGCTTCCTGGATAGCTCTCTCTGTTCCCGCCGTCGAGACACAAGACCATGCCGTCTGTGACCAATCTTGGATAATACGAACTTGCCATCAGACTCCGAACCTTCCTCTGTGTGCGTTGAAGTTTTGAGTGATCTCATCATTACTAAGTGATCTGTTGTAAATTTTGCAACTTGCGACGCTTCCGTTTAAGTAGTAAGGCGTGGCGACCATTGCAACAGATAATCCAACTTGAGACCAACTCACTGCGCTGTGTGCTGAAGGATTTGTAACTGCCAAACTTACTCCATTTATGTAAAAAGACATTGCTCCGCTCGTTCTGCGGGCAACTGTATGATACCACGTAGAAAGCTGAGGTGTCCAAACCGCGTAAGACGTGGCACCTGTAATGTGTTGTCCAAACGTTATCCCGGCTATAGTGTTGTAGTAACCGAACCACCAGAGATTTGAAGCTGCTGTATTAGTACTCGTTGTTGCATTCATTATGGAAGAGATTGTAGGTGCCAAAGAATTGTAGTTGACCCAGCAGTCTATCGTGAAATTCCCAGTTCCAAAAGCAAAAACTGAATTAGACGCGATTGTTGCATATTGTGAAGTGCCACTGAACGTCAGATAACCTAAGCGGCTGGGGTTGTATGTGGGACTGCCTACAAGAGTCCCGTTATAACCGCTTTGAAGACCTCTCCACGAAGTGCCGCTTCCCGGATAGCTCTCTCTGTTTCCTGCATCCAAATAAAGAATTAAATTGCTCGTGGTGATCTTTGGCGAATGATGTTGTGCCATGTTATATTCCAAACCTCCCGCGAGACGCATTGAAGTTTTGCTGTATTTCTGCGAGAGAAAGTCCTCTGTTGTATAGTCTTACTTGCGACATCGAACCATTAGTGTACCAGCTCGCACCAGCGTTATATCCAGCACCCTCGTAGTCGATTCCAATGGTTGCTAAAGTGTTTGAAGAATCGTAGAATATCGTTCCCGTCCTCGACTCTGAGGCGACCAAAGTTGTATTGACGTACAGAGATCTGGTAGTTCCGTTCCACGAGTGAACCAAATGATACCAGACACCCGTGGACAATGCTATGCTTGTGAGACTGTTAAAAACACCAGAAGTATTAATTGCACATCTTAATAGACTGTCTTGATACCATAGACAATACGCGTTGTTCGAACTTGTTCCGTATTGCAAGGCGAAGAACACCTGCAGGTCGAGACTGTTTAATCTGACCCACACTTCCTGCGTCAGTGCAGTTGCAGGTTTCATAGTAGAAGATACAGGTATCGTTGCGTATTGATTCGAGCCGTTCAGAGATATAGCACCCACGTTTGACGCTGTGTATGTAGGAGAGTTGACCAAGGTGGCATTGTTGTTGTTACCGCTCACGTCGCTCCACGTTGACCCACTCCCAGGATAGCTCTCTCTGTTTCCTGCGTCAAGACACAAGACCATCCCATCTGTCACGATTCTAGGAGAGAAGTGTTGTGCCATGCTGTGTAATTATAATGCACGTTCAAGGGTTTACGCACCCGATTGTGTGTTTAATTTCTTAACGTTTGCAAACAGCATAGGTGAAACACATGGACAATGAATTGGTAGAGAAGCAGAACAGAGCACTTAACATATTAGTAGAAGCTGCGAGACTCGCACAGGCCCGCGGCGCTTTCACGCTCGAGCAGGCGTCACTCGTCGCCGACGCAATTGCAGTCTTTAGACCTGCCGAACAGCCTCAGGCACCGACTGCAGCAACACCTCAAGGCGAAACACCAGTATTCTGAAAAATTTGTTTGATATGAAATGCGTGGGTTTAATAGCCCGCGCATTTTTTATGCTTTATACTTAGAGATCTAGAAAGAAGTATAATCAGGACAATGCCGCAGTCTCTCCTCAAGAACGTTAATTTTGGAAAGTTGAAAGCTGACGCGACAGGTTCTCTGGGAGTCGGTTATCAATTACTGGACCAGACGGGCTCAATCGTTCTGTCTAGGACGACTTCGGGTGTGTATCAGACGGCACCTGGTATCTATGCGGCTTACGTGACATTCCCCGACAGCTTTTCAGGTCAAGTCCTCTGGGACACCGGTACTCACTTCTTCACGTCTGCTTCCTATGCGACCGACGAGTACAACGTGACCGCTGCTGCCATCGACACTGCGAAGATAGACTCGATCTACGACGTCGTCACTTCGATGACAGGTACCCTCAATTCAGTCTACGACATACAGTTCGGACGCTGGAGAATTGTCGGCAATCAGATGATATTCTTCAAGGAAGACAATTCTACAGAGGTCGCTCGCTTCAACCTCTTCGACGACGCAGGCAACCCGACGATGGACGCAGTCTTCGAGAGAACGAGGGTCTAGTGACCATCGGAAACCGTATCATCACTCGAGGCATGGGACCCACTCGAGGAACCCCGGGCGTTCCAGGAAGGGCGTCCATGATCACGATGGGATACGGTGGATTCTTTCGCGCCATAAAGGAGCAAGCTGTTCGCATCATCCGTGCAGGACAAAGCGGAACGAAGCGAGCCCTTCAGGAACTCCAAGAGGTCGTCGTATGGGCCAAGCTTATCAGGATAAATGACGAGAAACCCACCGTCCCTATCCAAGGCTCAATTAAGGTGAGAGTTTCTTCTGCAACGCAGATAGCTGTGAAGGTCCTCGAGCGAGCGTCTGTGAGGGTGAGATCTGCTTGGGAAGACATCAAGATCACGGTAAAGAGAATAAAGTGAGTAATATGTATCAGCGATGGAACCGTTGACCGAAACAATAGAGCTAGACCTAGAAGAGAGTAACGATCTCACTTTTAAGATCAAGATGGAGGGAGCCGCTGCTGCTCCTGCCAAGGTGAGACTCGTCTGTGAGGGTGAGGACTTCGCCTACATGTTCAAGGGTTATGGAACGGGTGAGGACGAAGTTGTCCAGTTCACCCTTCCTCGCATGGACAAGAAGATCACAGAAGGAACCTACAACGCACGTGTTGAGGTCCTCGTTGACAACAGGTACTTCGCACCCCTCCAGTTTAACATCAACTTTAAGAAGACGCTCTCTGTAGTCGCTGAGGCGATCCAGGTTGTTCGCAAGGCTGCTGTTCCAGAAGTCACTGTCACAGCCATCCCAGTTGTTGCGTCACGCCCAGCGGTGCCGCCTGTTTCTACAATCAAGTTTGAACAGAGGCCTGAGCAGAAAGCTGTGTCTGAAGTAGCTGCTCCCGCGCCACAGAAGATTCAAGTAGAGCAGGCACCGCCTCCGCCTCCTGTTGCTGGTTCGCTGAAGGACACTTTCCTCAAGAAGACTGTCGCAGCAAATCCAGGTTCTCTCAAGGAAAAGTTCGGTAAGTGACTGAAACACTCTTGCGCGAACTGATAGTAGAGATCATTCGCAAGTGCGGAAAAGACTGGTGCCTCTACACTAAGAGCAAGAAGAACGGCAAGCGCCGCCGCCTCGGTACTCACAGTAGTCGATCGGGTGCTGAGCGTCAGGAGCGGGCCATAAAAGCTCACGGCGGCTGAGACCAAATCCTTGATGAATACATACTTATCCGACGGATAGGTGTAGTTCATGGCCACTTTCGTCAACACGGTGTCTCCGACGCCATTTGGATTTTTCGATTCTGACGCTGCCTTTCAGACAGAGGCAGACGCCATGGTCACGTACGTCAAGCGCAAACTTGGAGACGATGTTCTCTCTGTCGAGTTGACGAAGAAGGAGATATGGGCGTGCTTTGAAGAGGCAGTGTGCGAGTACTCACGTCTGATCCACGAGACAAAGATCGTTTCCGAGCTGACGAACGTCCTCGGAGCACAGACAGGCTCGGCTGACCTGACTAATCGATACACACAGCGCTCGCTTGAGTATCTACTCAGAATGGCAGAGCCTTATGCCACTAACGCTTTCGTGGGTGGGTCTGAGAACGCAATATTCGGATATTTCGACCTAGTGTCAGGTCAGCAAGATTATGACATTTATAGGGACCTCAAGGACATTGTCTCTGGCAGCAATGTCTACGACAATTTGACGGGACAGAAGGGTAAGCTCCGCGTCGTGGAGCTCTTCCACATGGAGCCTCTCGCTGCGCAACAGTTTCTCCTCAACGCGAGCAACATCACCAACTTCCTCGCCACCAACTTCAACTATGAGTCCTACGTAAACTCCTCCATCTTCTACGTCCTTCCAATCTTCGAGGACGTCCTCAGGAGAGGAATGTTGGAGTCTGCATTCAGGGTGAGGAGGTCACACTATTCCTATGAGATCATGGGAAGCAAGCTGAGGATCTACCCGATACCCGTCACAGACTTGCAGACAGGAAAACTATATTGCAAGGTTCTACCGCCACAGAATCCTCTGTCACCTTCGGCCTACGGCGATCAGACTGTATATGGCGTCTCTGGTGCACAGAACATGCCTCTCGGAAACATACCGTTTACAACGATAAATCAACCAGGTCGCCAATGGATTAGGCAGTATTGTCTTGCTTTGGCACGTGAACTTCTCGGTCTCATTAGGTCCAAGTTCCAGAACATTCCCATTCCAAACGCAGATCTGCAACTCAACGGTGAGGCTCTCGTGAGCCAAGGTCGTGAGGACAAGGATAAACTCGTCACGCAAATGAAAGAATTTTTGGGGCAGCTCACACATCAAAAGCTCCTCGAGGCTGATGCTGCTGCAGCAGAGTCACTAAACAAGCAACTTCGCTACGTACCGATGCCGAAGGGGCATGCGATTAAGATTGGATGATGAACGATGGCACGCCTTTTCATCACTCCTAGAGAGATAAACTTCATATCTGACATCACGAAAGAGATAATCAAGGATGTGGTGGGCCAGAAGGTCTACTACTATCCCATCTCTGAGATCAAGACGAAGACCCACGGCGTCTACAACGAGGCGTTGAAGAAGGTCTACGACAATCCTATAGCCATTGATGCGTTCGTCGACAGCAACTTTCAGAACGACACGAAGATCGACAAGTTTGGTATTGACACTCAGTTCAAAGTCGAAGTATACATTCAATACAGGGACCTGGTCGACAAAGGTATCAATGTCAACATCGGTGACTTCTTCTCTTTCTCTGACATCTTCTATGAGATCACAGAGAGAAACTTCATGAGAAACATCTATGGCATGCCTGAGCATAAGGACGGTGTACGTCTCATTGGCGTCAAGGCCCGCGAGGGACTCTTCCACGCTCCTCTCAAGGGACCTACAGATATCAGTTACACAGACGCTGACGCTGTTCAGCAAGACTTCTATCAGCAGAGAGGAAAGTCGACCGACAAGGATGGCAATCTAACGGGGGATAAGAGAGACCTTGTTGAAGTCGGCGTTCTTGAGGAGCCATTGACAGGGCCCAAAGAGGTCTCAGGTAAAGGCGATCCTAATGATGTCGGCAACGCTTTCTACGACGAATGAGGTAAAGAATGTCGACTAGATTTAAGAACGACTCCAGAAAAAACTATCAACAGTTACCTCTTCCGTCTGGCTATGAGAATTCAAACGGTGTTCCTGACATCACAATACCTTCATGCGGAATAGAAGACGTTGACGTCGGCATCTTCAATTTGTTTGATAAAGAGATTAGTGCACAGTATGGAGGTATTGATTCTGCCTCTATGAAGAAGGTTCCTGTCATCTTCGCAGCAGGTGAGAAGTGGGCCATGTTGAAGAGAGGCAGACTGCTGAGAGACAAGAACAACACACTTCTGCTTCCTCTGATCACTATAATGAGAACAGAGATGAATCAAACTGTCTCAGAAGACGTCGTTGGAAGGGGAATAAACCAGCAATTAGGAGAACTGACAGTCCGCCGCCGCCTCGACAAGTCAGACAGGAATTATCAAAATTTAATAAACAGACTATTTTTGCCTAATCAGGAAGGACTTTCTGAGTCTAAGTCAGGAAGCCCAGTCTACACGGATAGAGCAACCGGACAGCTTAAGAACGAGAAGTTCGTAAAAGACGGTGCGTATCTCACTCCCAACAGGACCAACAACGTGTACGAGACGATCGTCGTGCCCATGCCGCAGTTCTACACTGCGAAGTATGAGATCACAGTCTGGACTCAATACACACAGCACACAAATCAGATAATTGAAAAGATATTCAGTTCTTTCCTTCCACAGGCACAGTCTTGGAAGATAGAGACCAACAAAGGTTACTGGTTCGTAGCGAAGGTCGACGACGGTTCTTTCACCGTTGAGACCAACTTCGACGACATGTCTCAGCAGGAGAGGTTCATTAAGAACACTTTCAGTGTCACTGTACCTGCATATTTTTTTGCCACATCTGCACCGGGTGCACCCGTTCCAATAAAGAGGTACGTTTCTTCTCCCATGATATACTTCGAAGCTTCGACTGTCGACATGTCTAAGACTGAAGAAGAAGACAAGTACGTTCTCGGTTCTGACGATCCAACACTTCCTCTTGATCTTCAACAGAACAATAGACCTGATCAAAGATCTGTGGGTTGGAGACAACAGAAGGTCTACCCAGTTCTACAAGACGTCAACGATCCCGTGGCTGACTCGGAAGATCCTGCAAGCAAGACGCTGCCTCGAGGACACTCTGTGAAAGTAGTCAGCACAAACTCTAAAGGAGAAACTGTTTTCTCAGGTGCTCACCTGGACGGTCTCGAAATTGTGGTTACAAAGTAAATCTTCCTGACTTTGTCGGTGATAGTTATGCGAAGAATCACAGACTGAAGGAGATTAGATAATGGCCGAGCAGACTTTTAAGGCGCCCAACTTTTACGAGCGTGAGAT